AAAGGAGCATGGGAACCAGTAATGGGGATACCGCACCTGCCTATATGCGGAGTTAATTCAGTGGTAGAATGGCTGCCTTCCAAGCAGTTCGTCGTCGGTTCGAATCCGATACTCCGCTTCGGGAAACCGAATTCCCGTTAATATCTAAATAATCGAAGTGATGAAACCTCAAATACTAGTTGAGTCGCTGAATAAAAGGAGTTAGTCGAAACTCCTTACATCCGCAGATAATATTCTGCGAGAAAATATAGAGGTACTATTATGTTTAAACCCGCTATCGCAGCTGTTGCTGCAACCCCTTTCCTTGCTTCGGCTGCGTTTGCTGGCCCCTATGTGGAAAGCAAGACCAATACTGCCTTCTCTGGTGGTGACTATCGTGGAAGTCAGACCGAACTTCGTATCGGTTATGAGCAAGCAGTTGGAACCGCTGGTGTGAAGGTCTATGGTGAAATTGGTCCTGGTTACGAATGGAATACAGGCAGCACTCAAAATGAGTACGTGACTGTTGGTGAAGTTGGTCTTTCTGCACCCCTTTCCCAAAAGGTTGCTCTGAAAGCAAAACTGAATGGTGAACTCGGTGGTAGCACCAATGTCTTTGATATTGGTGGTGAACTGAAAGTTCGTTATTCCTTCTGATCATAATTACATAATGTAAGATTAGGGAGGGTAAAACCTCCCTTTTCGTTTAACTTGGGCGAATAACACAGTGGTAGTAGTGTCTCTTTAACACGGAGAAAGTCGGGGGTTCAAATCCCTCTTTGCCCACTTTATAAATACTTTCAAAAAAGTATATGGAATTTTTATACAAACTTTTAAGTGATACTCAAGCATCGCTCTTTTTACTTTTTCAAAAAACCTGGATTTATCACTGGGATGTAGTGGGTTCTAATTTTCAACAACTTCATACTCTTTTTGGTGGTCAGTATGAAGCAATGTTTGAAGAGATCGATACTCTTACAGAACATATGAGATATCTTGGTATGAAACCAGTTAGCACTCTTACTAGAATTGTAGAAGTTTCTCAAATAAAAGAAGCAGCAAGTTCAATTAATGCTGATGAAATGGTTTCTGATTTATTAGATAGTAATAAGAAGTTAATTGAAATGTTAACATCGGTATCGGAAGAAGCAGATAATCAAAAGCAATATGCAACTTCAAATTTAGTTCAAAGTTTAATGGAGACCCATGGCAAATTTGTTTGGATGCTCCGTTCATTTACAGAATAATAATGGTATTAAGTTATGGTAAGCGTAAGATGTAAAGTTTGTGGTACTGAATTAACTAGTCACCCAGCAAAAACAAAATCGTGTGGATGTAGAAATATGACCACAGTAAAGGGGGATACAATAACTGCTATTGATTTGGCAGATGTAATTATGATTGATTCTGGAAAACAATATAAAAAGGCAAGTTTGTTTTCAAATGAAGAACTTGCCTATCAAGAAGCACGTAGAAATCGTAAAATAAGAAAGTTAGATTTTGAAATCAAATAGGATATAAATTTAAATCCTTATCATATTTTGCATACTGATAATTATATTCATCTACTTTACTAAACCCGAATTTTTGATTTAGAACTGATCTTTTGCGGGCATTTTCTGGATGATGAATAGGAGCGAATAGACACCCATCCCAAGGAAATGCAATTAAAATATCATTTGGATTTGGACTACTTTTACCATCACCAATTCCAATAAATTGATGAATACCTTTGATAAATGAAAATAAAACCTTTTTATTATCATCAAATGTAAAAAGTGAAGGATTTGTTTTATGAATAATTTCCCAATCAACTCTAGATATTCTTCCTGGAGTTTTCATATCCAATCTATTTGCAATATTTTTGATTCTTTCTAAATCCTGATGAGTTTCAAAGTCTTTGTATAAAAAACTTGCTTTGTTTTTAAAAATATTGTATACAACATTAACAGTTAGAATATTGTTATATTCGGTTGGGATTTGAATTCTAATTTTATCTGATGGATCATAAAGTCTTTGACTAGATTCAATTCCAAGTTCCGACAATATTTCTTTAAATTCCTTTTTCATATGGGTATAATTTTAAGATGTTTATTATATTTACCATATAAGAATCCATCTTCATACATTTCACTCATCCCTAATTTTTTACCAACTAGTGCCCTTTGTTTGGTTCCTAGTTGAATGGATGATTCTGTAAAACCTTGATTAATTTTGATTCCTTGTGGTTTTCCAACTAACACATCACCGGGTTTTGGTTTAATATTTGTAGAATCGAAACCATATTTGAGAGCATATTCTGCATCTTTTAGAAAATTAAAAAATATTTTTTTTCTTTCTATTAAGGAAAATTCGTAAGGTTGTTTTGTATATTTTGCTTCCCATCCAATCTCTGCAAGTTTTGTTTTTTCTTGATATTGAATTCGTGTTGCTAAATTTTTAATTTTAATTTTTAAGTCTGGTGAATTTTGATAGTCTAAAAATTCTAACCAAAGATAACTTTTTTTGGTTAAATATGGAATAAAGAATAGATAGATTGCTATTGCTCCATTATCACAAATGTAATTTGTTTGTTTTGTTATTTTTGGTGCTTTTAATATAATTGGAGACCGATCACGATATCCAAGTTCTCTCAACAATTTTTCAAATTTAATTCTTTTTGACGACGGTTTTAGAATCACTTTATTAAATTAATACATATACTAGTTATATCAAATCTTATAAGGTAATATTTGATAATTTAATATTTTCTTAAACACTTTTTTGAAATCAACACAAACCTGAGACAATAGAAGATTGCAATAGTATAATTAGTAGTGTTCGGATGAAAACCCTATGGATCAACACACCTACAACAACTGGGTGAAGATTAAAGAGACATTTGAAAAATCCGGCAACATAGACAATATGTTTTATAAAAGATCTGTAGAGATCGTAAAAACCCGTAAAGATCCCCTTGCAAAGTTTCTTGGAGATGAAAATTGATGGAACCACAGGATGAATTGGTCAGTCGTTCAGAAGTTCAAGAAATGATCGATGCCGCTATCCGAAGACACAACCGTAATGCCTCTATCATTAGTATGTGTGTTGGTTGGGTGGTTCTTTCATTGTTTGCCGAAGGACTTTTAAGATTGGTGGGAGTGATTCCACCACTACTACCCTGGCTCAAAATTACTCTAAATTGAGGTAATGAATACAACAGCATATTTTGCATTGGTACTCTTTAGTACAATTGGACTTTTTATTATTTGGGGACTCGACAATGCTTATCCACAATAGGAGTTAATGTATGAATATTTTTCTAGATACCGCTGATGTTTCAATGATCAAATCAGCATATGATACTGGATTATTGGATGGAGTTACTACCAATCCATCAATAATTCTTAAAAGTGGAAGACAACTTTTAGATGTAATTGAAGAAATCTCATCAAAGTTTTCAAATTTAGTAAGTATTTCTGCCGAAGTCGTTGCAGATACTTCAGAAGAAATGTTAGCACAAGCAAAGCAATACTATACAATCTCACCAAACATCACAATCAAAGTTCCTTGTACTGTTGAGGGATTGAAGACTTGTAAGTTTCTTTCAAAGGTTGGAATCAAAACAAATGTAACATTGGTATTTTCTGTAGCACAAGCAATTTTAGCAGCAAAGGCAGGTGCAACTTATGTTTCTCCTTTTGTTGGTCGTTGGATGGATCACTCTATTGATGGTATAGAATTGATTAAAAACATCCGTAAAGTTTATGATCATTCATTCTTTGAAACTGAAATTCTTGCAGCATCAATTCGTGATGTAAGACAAATTGAACAGTGTGCTCTTGCTGGTGCCGATGTTGTTACAATCCCACCAGTAGTTTTCTGGGCAATGTATAAGAATGTTTTAACTGAAAAGGGATTAGAGCAATTCAATAAAGATTGGGAAGACGTAATCAAAAATTAATGAAAAAATTTAACAATATTGTTTTATCAATCACGATAACAATTATTAATTTTCTTTATCGTGATTTACCCATCCAAAGATTTTGGGTGCTTGAGACGATTGCACGAGCACCCTATTTTGCTTTTCTGAGTGTATTGCATTTGAGAGAGTCTCTTGGGTTACGGACAGATGCACACTACTATCTGATGAAAGAACACTTTGCACAGACAGTCAATGAAACAGAACACCTTATCGAGATGGAAAGTCGCGGTGCGGCAGATCGTTGGTATGACCGCTTTATTGCTTATCACATGGTTCTCATCTATTATTGGATTATGGTGGGTTATTATGCTGTTGCTCCTATTTCTGCTTATCACTTAAATGCTGAAATTGAGTTTCATGCAACTGAAACCTATCTAAATTATTTGTGGGAAAATCCAACTGATGTAAAAATTGCACAGATTGCAGTTGATGAAATGAATCATTATATTGAACTTATGAGAGCAATGGAGTTAGTTTGATGAGAAATATAGTTATCTTTGGTGCAACAGGAGACTTGTGCCGTAGGAAATTGATTCCTGCACTTTATGAACTGCATAAGAAGAAATTACTTCCAGATGATTTTATCATTACTGGAGCATCTAGAACTCAACATAGTAAACAAAGTTGGTTGCATACACTTGGATCTTATTCAAGTGATTTTGTAAAAAGATTAAACTATGTGACTTGTGATTTATCAGACTCTGAAAGTCTTAAGCAATTAACTCCTGGTGAAGATGTAACATTCTTTCTTTCTGTTCCACCTGATAGATATGGTGATGCAGTTCTGAGTCTAAAATCTACTGGATTTGTAGATGATCCCAAAATTAGTAGAGTTATTATCGAAAAACCTTTTGGGTATGATCTTGAGTCCGCAGAAAAACTGCAGCAGATTGTTGCAGAAAATCTTCGAGAGAATCAAGTTTATCGTATTGATCATTATCTTGGAAAAGATACTGTTAATAATATTCTTGCTACAAGGTTCAGTAATATTCTTCTTGAACCTCTCTGGAATCGTGATTATGTAGAAGAAGTGCAGATCTTTGCAACCGAGACCATTGGTTGTGAAGGTCGTGCTCAATACTATGAGACTGCTGGTGCTGTGAGGGATATGTTACAGAACCATATGCTTCAACTCCTTGCTCTGATTGCAATGGAAGCACCTTGTAAGAACAATGCGAAGGAGATCCGTAGAGAGAAGGTTAAAGTTCTTTCTGCAGCAAGACTGGGTGATAAACTGGTTTGTGGTCAATATGTGGGATATAAATCAGAGCAGGGTGTAGGTTCTGAATCACAGACTCCTACATTTGTTGCTGGGGATATTTACATAGATAACTGGAGATGGAAAGGAGTTCCTTTTCACTTTATGACTGGTAAGAAACTTCCTGTTGGTTGTGTTGAGGTAGTCATTAAACTCAAGGCACCTCCATTAAATCTATTTGATGGACATAAATGCAATGACCGTATTGTGATGAGATTTCAACCAGATCCACACTTTGATATACAAATTGATATTAAGGCACCTGGATTGGATGATAGAATTGAAACCGCAATCTTAACTCATAACTATCCCGAAGGTGCGATTGATGGTTATGTAAAACTCTTTTATGATGCTATCAATCAGGATCAATCACACTTCGTTCACTCCGAAGAGGTGCTAGAATCCTGGAGAATTGTGGATGATTTACTTTGTGTTGGGGATTCTTGCCCAATCAATACAAGACCCTATACCTATCACTCAGGCACGTGGGGTCCACAGGAACAAGTAGAAAACATTACGAAGTGGGATTATCCACTCAAACTGGTTTAGGAGAAAACGTATGAAAGTTGGTCTAATTGGTCTAGGGCGAATGGGAGAAGGAATGTCCCGTCGTATGATGAAAGCAGGTATTGAAGTCTGGGGTTATCGTAGGAATTATGAAAAAGCACAAGAAGCATACGAAAACGGATATATTAACGGCATTGCAACTACTATTCAAAGCCTTGTTCAGGTAGTTAAGCAAAATAATAAGGGAACCGCACAACCAGGAATTTTTCAGATGGTTGTTCCTGCCGAAACAGTAGAGGAGACAATTAATGAGTTACTACGATTTTGTAGTGAAGGAGATATTATTATTGATCATGGCAATAGCAATTTTAAAGACAGTCGGAAAAGAGCAGAACGCCTGGCAAAGTTGGGTATCCAATATATTGATTGTGGCACTAGCGGCGGTGTTTATGGTTTGGATCGTGGATACTGTCTTATGGTTGGTGGCGGAAATACTGCGGTCGCCACTTGTGCAAGCATTTTTGATGCCCTCTCACCAGGAGTCAATGCTGCCCCCAGGACTCAATTTGACTCACCTATAACTTCCGCAGAACACGGTTGGTTGCATTGTGGTGGTCCAGGTGCAGGTCACTTTGTAAAAATGGTTCATAACGGTATTGAGTACGGTATTATGCAAGCATATGCCGAAGGATTTAATATCATAAAGAACGCCAATAATGGAGCACAATATGTCCGAGAAGGAGACGCAGAAGTTGCTCCAATGGCAGACCCCGAATCCTATTGCTATGATATTGATGTTGCTGAAGTGGCTGAGTTATGGCGTCGTGGTAGTGTTGTTGGGTCTTGGTTACTTGATCTTACTGCTGATGTGCTTCGCAGGGATGGTAGCCTTAAACAGTTCTCTGGAGGCGTATCCGACAGTGGTGAGGGTCGTTGGACTGTTTCTGCCGCTGTGGATTTGGGGATACCCGCTCCTGTTATTACTACTGCCCTATTTGAAAGATTTAATTCACGTAATCTCGGATCATTCGGAGCAAAAATTCTAAATGGAATGAGATATATGTTTGGAGGACATATTCAGAGAGGTTGATAAATAGATAAGTAGTCGTTCGTAGCATTACGATTGCATAAATGGGGGCATTAATGCCCCTTTTTATTGTCAGAGCATTATATAAATAATAGTGCTACGGACAGTACTACTATGAATAGTTTTTACACTTACGCTTATTTTAGTGAGAGCGGTAAGATATATTATATTGGAAAAGGAAAAGGTAGGCGGGCATGGGATAAAAACTATAGGTCTGTTAGAAGACCTCCCAATAAAAATAATATTATTATTTTAAAAAATAATTTAACAGAAGAAGAAGCATTTAGGCATGAAGTCTATATGATTTCTGTTATTGGTCGCCGCAATTTAGGAACTGGTCCGTTAATGAATATGACGGATGGTGGTGATGGTGTTTCTGGTTTGGTTAGATCGGATGAATATAAAAAACAAAAAAGTATTTCTATGAAAGAATACTATAAAAAACCAGATAATTATTCTAAACTTTGTGTCCACAATAAAAAAGTTGGTTCAGCAGCATCTTTAGGAAACAGAGCAAGACAAAGAACACACTGGCGCAAAGAGGTTTGGGATATGATAGAAGATTGTTGGATTTCATCTGGGGGTAAATTTCAGTGGGGTCGTGCTAATGTTATGAGAAAAACTGGTGCCACCTCTCAAGAAGTTCGTGCTATACTGCGATTGATAAAAGGAGGATTGACTTGGGAAAATGCTATTGGAGGTCATCACGTCAGGTGATTTCATCAGAAACTCCAGATAAACTAGCAGATATTATTCGTGATACTTGGCCAAATCTTTTTAGACCTCCAAAGGATTATGTTCCACCTTCATTGTATGTGAAAAAATCCATAGATAAGAAAGGTAATTGTTGATATGTGCCAGTTTCTTCACTGGCACACTTGACGCAAGACCACTAATCGCTTATAATACTAAGGCAACAAAACAAAACAATGTCTCTGATTCAAAAGTTTAAGAAAGATGTTAGCACTCTTCGCTCTGCTGCTAACGGGGAAATTTACCTTGATGTAAAGAGTCCAAAACTTTATAAAAAGGTTCGCCGATTCTATGAAAATGAAGGAGTGGTATTTTCTGAAGATCCTCTTGACAATTATGATATTCTAATCGAATGTCTTGCTCAAGATCTCGAATCCATTGAGGTGGCATGACGAAACCTAAAGTTCTTCTTGAGCGTGAAGGATATCGCTTCGTTGAAGCAGGTATTCTTGAAATCAATGGCAAACCAGATTTTCGTATGCAAAAACAAAATTATTATACGAAACGCTGGAATGATATATATCTTTTTGATAACCAGATGCAGTGTTTGACTGCAATGGAGGATCACCAATATTGTCGCTGGCTTGATCCTGACCGAGTTCCTTGTTATGTTGAAAATGATGAAGACACGGATAGTCTATAACATCACTGGTTAGTTATAAAATCCATTATGTCTAAAACAAGTATTCTCAGGTATCTAGGAAATCTTCTCCTTATAATTGGTTATCAAACTATGTTATGGGGAGAATTTAAATATGGGTTAATGATAAAACTTGTTGGTGGATTACTTACAGTTCCCTTTGCCATTAAACTCAAACTTTGGGATGTATTATTCTTATGTGCATTTTTTGGTATTAGTGAATTTACTAAACTAACTCAAATTTTCTTGGTTTCGTAAAATCAAGTGGTGGAGTCAATGACCCAATATGTCCTCGTCGGATTTGGACATTAAATATGCCGACTGGTGCGGATGGGGAAACCCCGCATGGTTTCTTATTTCCAATAAAAAAATAAGTGGCGAGCTTAAAGACACACCTAAAGATGGGTTGCATAAACCCATCTTTTTTAGTATAATACATAGTATAGAGTTTATGATTTTATGAGTCAATACATCAAAAAGGCACTTGTACTTGGTGCTGGTGGTTTTATTGGAAGTCACATGGTTCGCAGATTGCGTTCAGAAGGATATTGGGTTCGTGGCGTAGATCTTAAGTATCCGGAATTTTCACAACATGAAGCAAATGAATTCATTCGAGGAGATCTTCGTGATGTAGAATTTGTGCGTCGTGTGCTTGAATATAGGGGATCTGCTGGAAATTTTTATCACCCAGTTCCTTATCGGTATATTCAATCGTTTGATGAGATTTACCAATTTGCTGCTGATATGGGTGGTGCGGGTTTTGTCTTTACTGGTGAAAATGATGCCAATATTATGCACAATTCCGCAACTATTAATCTGAATGTTCTTGAGATGCAGAACCAGATGAATGAGCGTTTGGGTAGAAATGATACTAAGATTTTCTATTCTGGTTCGGCTTGCATGTATCCGGAACATAATCAACTAGATCCTGATAATCCCGATTGTCGGGAAGAATCCGCATATCCAGCAAATCCAGACTCCGAGTATGGGTGGGAAAAACTTTTTTCGGAAAGATTGTATTTTGCCTATCATCGCAATTATGGTATTCCAGTTAGGGTTGCTCGTTACCACAATATTTTTGGTCCCGAAGGAACATGGCAAGGTGGACGTGAAAAAGCACCTGCAGCAATCTGTCGTAAAGTAGCGTATCTTCCAGAAGAGGGTGGTACTATTGATGTGTGGGGTGATGGTAAACAGACTCGTTCATTTCTTTATATTGATGAGTGTATTGAAGCAACTCGTCGTTTGATGGATTCTGATTTTATTGGACCTGTTAACATTGGATCAGAGGAAATGGTAACGATCAATCAACTTGTAGATACTGCTGCTAAAGTTTCTGGTAAGTCAGTTGAAAAGAATCATATTGATGGTCCTTTAGGTGTTCGTGGACGTAATTCAAACAATGACCTTATTCGTGAGAAACTCGGATGGGATTATTCACAAACTCTTGAGGAAGGTATCCACAAGACTTATTCTTGGATTAGTGAGCAAATCAATGCGGAAAAAGTTTAATTTAATAGGTAATACTTTCACCCATCTTACAAACGGAAATAGAGGATATTCCGTTCATGGCAAAGAATCAAAGTACATTGAGTGGGTTAAAGAAGGTGGAGAGTGCTCTTTTTATATTGATAATACTCTTCCCTATTCGTGGATGGATGGTGCTCCAGAGGGACCAAAATATGCTTGGTTATTAGAATCCAAATATATTACTCCTCAAATTATAGATCAAGTTAAAATGTTTCCTGAAAAATACTTGGAATCATTTGATGCTATTTTTACACATAATCAGGAACTTTTAAAAATTGATCCCAAGTTTAAATGGTGTCCTGCTCAAGGGTTTTGGATCAAGGAACCGAAAATCTATGAGAAATCAAAGATGATTTCTATGATCGCCTCAAATAAAAAAATGTGCGAGGGACATAGACTTCGCCTTCAGTGGGTTGAAAGAATTGGAGATCAGGTAGATCTTTATGGTCGTGGATTCAATGAGATTGCTTTGAAAGAAGAAGGTCTTTGTGATTATATGTTCTCAGTTGCGATTGAGAATGGACAATATGAAACTTATTTCACAGAAAAACTTTTAGATTGCTTTGCGACTGGAACGATTCCAGTTTATCTTGGAGCACCAGACATTGGCAAATATTTTAATAAAGATGGTATAATTGATCTAACAGATGAATTTGACGTATCCGAAGATATTTACTACTCCAAGATGGATGCCATCAAAGAAAATCTGGAAAAAGCAAAAGAGATGGAAATCCTAGAAGACTTTATTTACCTCAATTACTTTAATTAAAATGGGACAAATTTATCAAGCAGTAAAACCAAAAGAAGTCATTAAGACTTTTGGTATTAAAAACTTTGTAGAGACTGGCACTGGAATTGCTGACAGTCTTTCTTATATCCTCAATGTTCGCTCAGAAGATCTCAATGTCTATACGATTGAGTTGATGGATGAACTTCATGCTAAGTTGGTAGAGAAGTTTGAGGGAACTCCAAATCTTCATCTTATCAAAGGATATAGTCATGTTGAGATGAAAAACATTCTGGAAACTTTGTCGCTAGAACCAACTCTATTCTGGCATGATGCTCACTTCCCTGGTGCCGACTTTAATATCAATGGCGCCACTTATACTAGTGAACCAGATCCTACTAAGAGAATTCCTCTTGAATCTGAACTGAGAGTTATTAAAGAAAGTGGCAGAGATATTTCAAAGGACGTATTTGTTCTTGATGATTTGAGAGTTTATAAAGATGGTCCTTATGAGGGAGGCAACTGGGATTTGAGAAACGTTGCTGGTGCTGATGGAGTTGATTTTGTCTATGAGTTATTTGATGAAACTCATGTTATAATAGAATCTTATGTCGCACAGGGATTCTTGATTCTATTCCCTGTTGATACTGACCTTGAAGCATGTAAAGATCTTATTGAAGGAGTTGTAAATTAATGAAATTTTTAATCACTGGAATCACTGGGTTTGCTGGTCCTCACTTGGCAAATCTTCTTCATAGTGAAGGGCACGAAATCTATGGTTTGATTCGTCGTACCAATGGCATGGAGACTGATATTCGTGACGTAGTGCCCGATGAAGTCTATAATTCAATCACCTTTCTCTATTCTGATCTTTGTAACTATCGTTCTCTGCGTAATGTATTTGAGAAGTATCAGTTTGATGGTGTCTTTCATCTAGCAGCACAGTCTCATCCTCCTTCTAGTTTCCGTGATCCGATTGGTACAATGGAAACCAATGTGATGGGTAGTGCCAATCTGATTCAGGTGATTGTGGATCATCAACCAGAATGTAAGTTGATGTTC